GCAAGTATAGATGATGAAGATTTAGAGAGTGACGAAAACAAAAATTTAAGATTTCAATTAATTAAAAATTCTTTTTTGTTAAAAGGTATTGATGCTGAAAAAGCTGAAAAATTAACTAAAAGAACTTTTGACACTGGTGAAGATGTTGAAGAAGCTAAAACAGCTTTGGAAGAATTAAAAACTTATGAAAAAAGTAATATTGAAAACATTAAATTAGAAAAAGAAAAAGAAAGGCAATCAGTTATCAAAAAACAAGCTGAAGAGTTTAACACTATTAAAAACTTAGTAAATACAACTGAAGAGATTATACCAGGTTTAAAAGTAGATGATAACACTAAAAAAGAAGTTGAAAGATTAATTACTAAACCTTTTACTAAAGATAGTAATGGTAATCAAGTAAATGAAGTTATTGGTAAAATGATTGAAGATAAAAATTATTTTGTTAAGCTACATTATTTACATCATTTAACTGAAGGGTTTACTAAGTTTGATAAATTAGTAAATAGAGCAAAAACACAAGCTGTAAAAAGCTTAGAAGAAAAACTTAGATTACAAGATAGTAGAGTAGGCTCAACAAAACAATCAATACCATCTAAATCAAATGATGGTTTGTTTAGAGTAATAGATAAATTTATTTAGTAACAAAAATTTAAAACAAATAAAAAATGGCAAAATTATCACCTTTACAAATGACAGATGCTAAGACATGGAAAGGTCTTACTACTGAAAATCATTTAGGTGCTATTTGGGGGCAAGAGCCACAAAAAGCATCAGAATTAATTACTCGCATCCAAGCAGCTAATTTTGGTAACAACATTGATACAATGTTATCAGCGTTTCCAACTTTAGAGTTTGAAGATGATAGAGATTACACATGGGAAATCACTTCTCCTGCTGTTGACAACATTCCATTAGTTGAAGCTAGAATTGATGGTGTAGCTGTTTCTGCTTTATCTGAAGCTGGAAAAAGATTCACTGAGTTTGAATTAGTTTTTGCTAAAGATTGGTTTGATGAAGGTCAAAGAATTGTAGGTGAAAAAAATGAGATGTACCCAATCTTAATTACAGGTACTTCTTTTGAAGGAGCTAATGTAGTTTACACTTGTAGATTAGATACTGGTGATTCTGATTTGTTTATTCCTTTTGAAGAAATTGTTAACGGTAAAAGATTCTCAGGTGAGTTTTCTCCTGTTGAAAGAACTTTATCTGAAAGAGGTAGACAACCACGTTACAGAAGTAATATCTCTATGAGAAATGCTTTTAGTCAAATTAGAATGACTAAGAAAACTCCTGGTAACATGAAGTTACGTAAATTAGGTTGTTATTTACAAGATGACAAAGGTAAAGTTTACAAAATGTGGCAGGATTATGAATCTTATATGTTTGACTATGAGTTCAGAATGGATATTAACAGATTGTTAATGTTTGGTACTGCTAACAAAACATCTGAAGGTACTTACAACATTGCAGGTAAATCAGGTTACAAAATTGTTGAGGGTGCAGGTTTAAGACAACAAAAAGAAGCTGCTAACTCTGAGTTTTATAACTTCTTTGATATTGAAGATTTAACAGAAAGATTGTTAGATTTATCAGAAGGTAAAATTGCAGGAGACCAAAGAGAGTTTGTAATGGACACTGGTGAAAGAGGTGCTTATCAATTCCACAAAGCTTTAGAAAGATTTACTACTTTATTTACTCCTTTGAGAAATGAAGATAGAATTTATAATGCTAGTGGTCAATCAGGCTTCAGAGCAGGTATGGGTTACAAAGGTCAATTTATTGAATATCAAGGTCCTAATGGTATTAAAGTTACTTTAAAAGTTAACTCTATGTACGATAACCGAGATAGAAATAAAATCATGCACCCTGATGGCGGTGTTGCTGAATCTTACAGATATGATATTTATGATATTGGTACTACTGAAGGTAAACCAAACATTCAAAAAGTAGCTGTAAAAGGAATGCCTATCATCCATAAGTATGTTCCAGGATTAAGAAATCCATTTGACCCTGATGGTGCAGTATCTGCAATTGCTACAGGTTTAGATGGTTGGACTGAAGAAAAGATGTTTGTAGGAGGTGTTATTTTAAGAGACCCATCTAAAACAGCTTCATTTATTCCAAACTTATTGGGAAAATAATAAATTAAGTATTAAATTTGAA